CTACAATGGCATTGTAGAGGTCAGGAGTTCGATCCTCCTTGGCTCCACCAAAGAAACCGGGGGCTCTAGTCCCCCGGACTTGACCCGGGTAGCACGCAACTCGCACGCACCAGGGTTGATAGAAGGACCGAGGCCTAAGGCGCCAACCATGGGGCCGAGGTCCACGAAGTAAGCATCGATAGCCCGGACACACCCAACCAGGTGGTCCGGGCTTATCTTTGCGTACCGTTCCGTCGTCTTATACCCGCTCGAATGGCCGAGGAAGCCGGCGATCTCCCACACCGGGGCGCCGCGCCGCCGCATCTCGGTCGCCATGGTGTGCCGAACGGTGTAGGCCGTGATTTCCAGCATCGCGTCACCGGCGGCCCTGGCGCGCTTCAGCGCCGCAGCGGCGGCCTCTCGCTCCCCTGCCCTCCACAACGCCCGCACTTCCGGCGCCGCCTCCACACGCAGCAGCGTGCGAGCCCGGCGGCCCATGCGCTCGAAGGCCGAGCGGATCGACTGCAGGGGCTGGCCGTTCCATTGGATCAGCAGGCCGGGCCCGGCGTCCTCGATCATCGGGACGATCGTCTCCGCCATCGGGATCGACGGCCGGCGCTTCTTGTTCTGCTTCCGGCCGCGCGGGTTCAGGTGGATCGTCCGATCGGAGACGCTGCACTGCCAGGTCGTCAGCTCGAGGATCGCCGCCGGCCGCGCGGCGGTCGCGAAGGCGAGCATCAAATACCGGCGAACGTGCAGCGGTTCCGGTGCCGCCGCCCGGAGCAGGTGGCGCGCTTCCTCGATCGTCATCACCCGCTCGCGCGCTTCCGACTCCTCGGTCAGCTGGATGAACGGGGCGGCGGTGATCTCGCCCTCCTTCACCGCCCAGGACAGCGCGGCCTTGCCGGCGGCGAGCGTCCGGCGGATGTAGCTCGGGGACAGCTTCTCGGCCCGCATGGCGCCGATGAACTCGCGGATGCGGGCCGGCGTCACCTCGGAGACCAGAGCCGGGCCGAAGAAGTCGGACCAGCGGAGGAGCGCGTACCGGTACGCCTCGCCGCTCGGCAGCTTCTTCGCGTGCTGGCTGTACCACCGGAGCATCACCGTCGCCAACGGCACCGTTTCGGGCCGCTGGTGCCGCATCTCGGCGTTCTCCTGCACCCAGCCAGCGAGCATCAGCTTCGCCCGCTCAAGATCATCCGTGCCGAGAGATGCGCGGCATGTCTGTCGAGCCCGTTCGTCGAACCAGGTCCGGCACCAGGCGCGGCTGTTGGGCCGCCGAGAGAGCCAGTATTCTCCGATCTGGAAGCGCTGGTCCTGTCCCTTCCGCCGCACGGCTCGATGCTCCGATCTTCGATGTAGTGGGCCAGATGCCCCTCGGTGTAGCGGACCCGGCCGCCGATCATGGTAAAGCCGATCCTGTTCCGGCGCCGCTCCCGTCGCAACGTGTCCACCGACACCCCAAGGGCATCGGCGGCCTCGCGCTCCTTCAGCAGCCGGGGAAGCCGGATCGGCTCTGCCATCACGCCAGCCCCAACAGCCGGTGCGGGTTCAGCAGCAGCCGGATGTGCGTCATCGCCGGGTCAAGCTCGCCGTCGAACAGCGCGGACACGTAGAGCGTCGCCGCGGTCTTCACCGGCTCCGGCGCCCCGTCCGCGAAATCCTGGTCCGTGTAGTCCCGGACGAACTGCTCGGCCGTGTCGATCAGCCGTTGGATCATCTCGTCCTGATAGCTGTCGTCGACCCGCAGGTACTCTTTCGTTTCGGCCAGCGTGATCATGCCGCCGCCCTCCCGCCGCGCGGGTTCCAGCCCTCGATCTCCCGGATCTCGTCGGTATCGAGGATGCCGGCATCGACGGCGATCTTGTGCGCTGCCCAGCGCGCAGCGTCGTCGCCCCGCATGAACTCCGACAGGTCGAGCGAGATGCTGTATCCCTGCCCCAGCACCGCCCGCCGGAACCCGGCCTCCAGCTTCTTGACCCAGGGCAGCAGCGTGAACTGCGCGAACCAGCGGCCGGCGGCCTGGCTGTTGGTGAAGGTGTTATGCGAGTAGTCCTGGATGATCGGCGGCGGGACGTTGAAGATCCGCGCGATCTCCTCGACCGAGAACTTCCGGCTGGCCAGCAGCTCGGCGTCCTCCGGAGACATGATCTGGAACTGGCTCCAGCTCGTTTCCTGGTCGAGCACCAGCGCCCGGGCCGCGCGGGACGGGCCGGCGAAGGCGGCCTCGAACTGCTCCCGCAGACGCTTCAGCGCGTCGCCGTTGGCCTTGCCCTTCACCATCAGCGCCCCGGACGGTGCGGCCTTGTTCTCATAGGTCGCCGCCGCGTATTCGTGCGCCGCCAGCGCGGTCGAGAACGTCGCCCGAGCCCGGCTCAGCCGGGACCGTCCGATCAGCCCGTCGTCACTGCGGTCGCGGATGTGGACTACCTCGCTGTCGAGCAGCCGGCGCATGCGGCCGGTCCCGCCGAACGGCCCCTGATAGGCCACCACGTCATAGACCAGCCGGCCATTCTGGAGCATCTGCACCGACACATTGCCCCAGGGGATCGGCACCAGCTGCGCGACAGCGCCACGGCCGTCGGTGACGATCTCGGCCAGGGCGTTGCCGTGCAGCAGCGCCTGCGCCGCCGTCCACTCGATGAAGTCCGGCCAGTCCTGCCAGGCATTCGGGCCGGCGGCGATCAGCCGTGCCAGGGGATGCGCCGGCGCCTCGATCCGGTCGGCGCCGTCCTGCCGGTAGACGATCGCCGGCAGGCTCGACAGCGCGGTCGAGATGGCGCCGACAGCGCCCAGGACGGCGGACAGGTTCTCGGCCGTGTGCGCCGAGACATACCGCCCGCCCGAGCCGAAGTTGCCCAGGTAGGGCGCCAGCGCCTCGGAATTGGTCGGCGACGGCGGATCAGCGCGCGTCTCGCGGCCCAAGACGGCCGCGGCGATCCTGGTGAGCATCGTCATCGCGCGCCTCCCAGGAAGGCCCGCAGCGCGTCCAGGCGGGGCGTGGGCAGCCTCGCGGCCCTCGCCTGCACCTCGGTGCCCTGATAGGCCGGCCAGGCGGAAACGACGCTGATCTCGTGCAGCTCGACCGACCGCAGCTCGCGCCGGTTCTTCTCCGGCCAGGCGGTGTCGGTGGCGATGAAGCCGAAGCTCATGCCGCCGAGGTCGCCGCGCTCAGCGAGGGCGAGCACGTCGCGGCCGGCCTGCGTGTCCGGCAGGGTCAGCTCGAAGGCAAGGCCCCGGGCGTCCTCCGACAGCTTCAACGTGCCGCTGCGCGTCCGCGCCAGCACCTTGGACGGGTCGTGATCGGCGAGGGCCAGGATGTCCCGACCCGCCACCAGCGAGGCCCGGAAGGCGCCGGGCCGGATCGTCTCGACGATCGAGCCCAGCTTCGCCTCCGTGCCGAAGGTCGCGGCATAGCCGACCAGCTTCCGCCCGTCCGAGCGGAACTCGATCGCCTGCCGCCTCTCCAGCGTCGCGCTCACGGCGTGGTCAAGTCCTGGATCGCGGCGAAGGACTCGGGGTGCCGAACCGCCACGTCCATCGTCAGCATGCCGCGGACCTGCACGTTGCCCTTGCTGTAGGCCGTGCTCTCATACGGGTTGACCAACAGGTCGAACTCGGACCAGTAGCCGAGCAGGAGGTCCGCCCAGTTGCCGAAGATCAGGGCCGAGCAGACATCCGTCGAGGTCCCCTTGTCGAGGTTCGACGGCACGAGATTGGTGCTGGACAGCGGATAGCCGGCGAGGCTGTTCGGCGCCTCCATGACCATGACCGAGTCGGTGCTCGACACCTTCGGCGTCTTGCGGGCCGACTTCACCACCTTCGGGTTGGTCAGGAAGGCCGTTGCCGAGGCATTGGCCACCTCGATCTGAGCGATCAGGTCGATGACCGCGCTCCAGGTGATCGGGCCGCCGTTGGTGCCGATCGCCACGTTGCCGATGCCGGAGGTCGCCAGGATGCCGGTCGGCTCGTTGGTGCCGCCGCCGAGGATCGCCACCCGGTCCACCGCCTCGGCCAAGATCGCGGCGAAGTCGTTGCGGATCAGCTGCTCGATGTCCGGCGAAGACTGCATCAACATGTTGCGGCTGAACTCGGTTATCGCGCCGGCATGCTTCGGCAGCAGGCCGACGCTGGCGAACTGCTGATCGCTCGGCGTCAGGGCCGAGTTCTCGGCCACCCACCCGGCCGTGGCGCTGGCCTTCAGCTTGGGGATGTCGACGTTGCCGGTCAGCCCGCCAAGCACGGTCGCGCCGAGCTGGCGGACCCGCAGGGCGGCGCGCAGCCGGTCGATGTAGAGGTCGCCGCGGTGATCGGTCGCGATCAGGTTGGAGCCCGGCCCGCCCACCGGCGCGGTCGTCGTGATGACCCGCTGTTCCATCGGCTGGTGGAAAACCGACAGCGGCACCGCCATGCCCTGGAAGGACCGGCCGGCGCGACGCGCCAGCTCGGCCGACAGCTCGCGCTCGCGGCCGGCGTCGACGCCGAGGTTCGGCACCTGGGAGGCGATGGCGCGGGTCAGGCTGAAGCTGCGCAGCTCGGTGTCGAGCCGGTCGTCGCCGGTGCCACCGATCGGCTGGCCGGCGGAACGACGGTCGTGCTCGTCCGTCATCTCCTGCACGCGGATCAGCCGCTCGGTCGAGCGATAGTCGGTCTCCAGCTGCTCGGCCTGCCGGGTCTCGTCCTCGGTCAGGTCGCCGCCGCGCGCGAGGGCCGCGTCGCGGATCTCCTTCAGCTTGGTGGTGGTGCCTTCCAATTTGGCTCGCAGCTCTCGAAGGGTCATGAAAATCTCCATCTTGGGGATCTGGCCGTCGTCCGACGCTCGATCCGGGTTGCGCCATCAGCGCGGGATAGGAGCCCCCGCCAGTGCCAGACGCGGCGGCAGGGGCGTCGGGTCCGATTGGTCGCCCGTCGCGGCGCGGACCCGATTGGTGAATGAGTGCGGCCTTGCCCCGTTTCCCGCCCACAATGTCGAAGCCCCAAGACCAAAGGCTTCGATCCTCTCGCGCCGTGGGGACGGGGCTTGGTGTGCTCGGCTCGGCCGCGGAGCCGCCGAAGGGAGCGAGAGGGGGTTCATTTGTCCTTCGACCGCTCTGCGAAGGTGGCTCCAAGGCGAGCGATCCGAGCCGCCTCATGCTTGTTTTCGAGTTCGACGTTCCGGGAGAGATCGCGCCGGCGTTCAGAGACATCGGCCCAAGGGAAGTAGTTGTCCTCCGTCCGGTTCTTCCAGAACTTCTGATTCAGAGCTTCGTGCTCCTGCGTCTCCTCGAATGTCAGCCCCACCAAGATCCGGCGCCCTTCGGCGTCCGTGGCCCATTGCATGAAAAAGTCGCTCTCCGGCGAGTAGGGCGACGGTTCGGGCTGGCTCAGCGGCACATCGAACGACGGGAGCGGCTGCTCCTCGACCAGCGCCCGCAGCTTGGCCAGGATCTCGTCGGTCAGCTGGTCGACCTGAAGGATCTGGACGGCAGCGGGCAGCCTCGGCTCCTCCGGCATCCCCTCCCACACCGGCACTCGTTCCCAGTCGCCGTCCGGCCGGGGGAACGTCACGATCGAGAGCCCAGGCGTCAGATCGATGCCCATCAGGCGACCGGACGCCCGGCGCGCGACCTCCTCTGCCAGGAGATAGGACCAGCGCATCGGGAAGCCGATGGCGCTCATCGTGTGGGCGGTCGCGATCTTGAGGATGTCGCTGCCTGTGAACATCCGGCGCCGGCCAGTGCCAGGGTTGTGCTCGCTGGCCAGCCGGACAAGGTTGCGGTCGAGCGTGTTCTTGAGCTGCGCGTCGGTGAGGCCCACCACTTCCAGCACGTCCCGGCGCGCATACTGGTCCGCGTTCAGGATCTCGGTCGCATCCTGGAACCGCCTCCACAGATCGTCTGTCTCGTCGCTCACGGCGAAGCCTCACGCTGATATCTAGAAGAAGATATCCGAATGATCTCTCCCACCGCAAGCCGGAAGTATCATCATGATGCTTTCTCGGGTCGCACAGCAAAAGGCGGCCGAGTTGCCCCGGCCGAGAGTCGATGCGACACTGGTCGGCGTCCGCACGCCTCCCGACTTGATGTCTGGATGGGAGGCCAGCAGGAGCCGACGCGGCCGGAGGCGATGCGTCGTCCTATGAAAGCGGCGATTAGCAGCAGCATTCAACAAGAGGCGATTGGGAAATGACACAGTATATTTACAACGCCGGCGGCCAAGCAGTCGGCTATGTTCGTGGAAAGTATATCCATGACATGCACGGCACAGCTATTGGTCAAATTAATGGCACGCACGTCCACAAACTCTCAGGCTCCTATGTAGGGGAGCTATACGAGGGAATGGTATTGAACCGGAACGTTGGCAACTATGGCAATATTGGTAACCCAGGCAACCCGGGAAACGCCGGAAACCCCGGCAACCCAGGCAATCGGGGTGCGAGAAACTATGGCTACCCTGACGTCTTCCATAAATTGACACAATAGGGCAGAACAATCACGGCGAAGAGGAGATTGAAATGAAGGTCCGAATATTTAGTGCAGAATTCCCTGATAGTCTTGAAGTAGATTGGCCAGCAATTCCTCGCGAGGGCGAAACCGTTACCTTCCATCATCTTGGTGGCGCCTCAAACCTGCGTGTCGAAGTTGTGCGCTGGCACGTAACAACAGACGGCATCCCGCTCGAGGTTGAGATTGGGTTGGTCTTCCCCTAGTCCGACGGTGGAATTCGCCTTGCGCCCGGGTGCGAGGGTCAAGAAGGGGAGCGGCAGGTTGTCCCGCCGCTCCCGCAACATCACTTCAAGACTTTCTTAAGCCAAGTGGAACCTTTATCGCCAAATCCATGCCATGCCGCCGGCGCCTTTGCGGTCAAAACAATCATCCTATCATTAGAATCCAAGTGCTTCCTGATCTTGTTTCTGACTTGTTTGGTGGTTTCGGATGTAACAACCAACCATGTTGTTGTGAGCATGCGCCAGCGTTCGGTCCCAATACTCTTGATTTCCTTAACTACTGCATCTCTCTTCTTTTCGTAGTTAGATCCTTCCTTATTTAGATCATAGCTAATCAAAAGAGTTGCCATCAAATATCTCCCCGAAAAGGCTCCGAGGCCGTAATTGCCACGGTTCGCCTTGATGAAAATATCATCCCCCGTCGGCTATGCCACCAACACCCGATCGCCGGCGAACTCGAAGACCGGGACCGGCGGCGTCTTCGCGTGGAGTCCGCAGGCCATCGCCAGCGCGACGGCGCCGTCGATGCGGGTCCTGGCCTTGTCCTTGTCGAGCTTCCGGTTGCCGGCCGGATCGCTGGTGACCACCGCGTTGGCGATGTTCCAGGTCAGCACCGGGTGCCCGGCGTGCTTCAGGTTGCCGTTCAGGATCGCCGTCTCGAAGGCGTCCAGCGCCGGCCCCATGCTGACATAGCCCTGCCCCCACTCCACCAGCGGAAGGTCGATCCCCTCGCCGTCGAGGATCTGCTGCAGGTCCTTCATCCGCCAGCGGTCGAAGGCTAGCCCCTGTAGGTCGAACTCGGCCGCGATCTCGGCCAGGCGCTGCGCCACCGCCAGCTTGTTCACGGCCCGGCCCGCCGGCGTCTCCAGGAAGCCGGCGTCCCGCCACTCGACATAGGGCACCTTGTCCCGGTCGGCCCGGTCCTGGAGGTTGTCGCCCGGCAGCCAGAACCACGGCAGGACGGCACCGCTGTCGTCCGGGAAGTAGAGCACCAGCGCGGTGAGGTCGGTCGTGCTCGACAGGTCCAGCCCGCCCCAGCAGGGCCGGCCGCGAAGCGCCGCGGCGTCGATCGCCTCGACCTGGCAGCCCAGCCAGTCGGCCCGCTTGATCAGCGCCTTCTCGTCGTTCACCGGCTGGTTCAGGTACAGGTTCCGGAACGCCGTCTCTCGCGCCGGGATGCGCCGCGCCTGCATGGCGCTGGTCCGCATCTCGTCGAGGCTGCGGAAGTCGCCTAGGGCCGGGTTGCAGGCCCGCCACGTCTCCTCCGACCACGGGTCCGCCTCCATCGGCGCCGAGAAGATCGAGGCATGGAAGGTCGGGTCCGCGATCACGCCGTCGAGCACCTGGCGCCCATAGGCCACCAGCTCGCTCATGATGTGCAGCGGGTCAGGCGACATCGTGCTGATGACCACCGTCAGGGGCTCGGCCCGCGCCGCCGTCGAGGTCGTCAGAACGTCGTAGAGGTGGCGGTCGGGCGCCTGCGCCAGCTCGTCGTACACGATGAAGCTGGCCGAGAAGCCGTGCTTGCTCCGCACCTCGGCCGACAGCGCCTGATAGATCGAGCCGGTCTCGGCGTCCTCGAGGTGCTTGTTGAAGTCGCGGATCACGGTGCGCTCGGCCATCCAGGGCACCGCCTCGATGATCGCCTTCATCTCGGCGTAGAGGAGCGCCGCCTGGTTCTTGTCGGCCGCCGCCGAATAGACCTGGCCGCGGGCCTCGGCCTCCGGCCCGCACAGGTGGCAGAGCGCCAGCGCCGCCGCGAGGCCGGTCTTGCCGTTCTTCCGCGGCATCGTCAGCAGCGCCGTCCGGACCACCCGCAGGCCGTCGTCGCGCACCGGGTCATAGATCGCCCGGATGATCGCCCGCTGCCACTCGCGCAGGCGCATGCGCTCGCCCGCAAGCACGCCCGAGGTGATCGGCAGGGACTCGATGAAGGCGACCACGCGGCCGGAGCGGGACAGGCCCCGCTTCGTCCAGGGTTGCGCCGCCTTCTTCGCCGGCTTGCCGCCCTTCGGCCGAGCCTTCACCGGCTTGGCGCCCGGTCCCCTCAGGCCCATGGCTGGTTACCTTCAGTAACTAACTCTCGAAAGAGTGCCCGCGCCGGTCCCAAGGCCCAGCCGTGAGAGATTTTCTTTCGCGTCGGCCGGCCGGTCACGATGCCCCTCCGTCGTGGTTCCAGGCATGGTCGGGGTCGATCGGCCAGCCCTGCGCGTCGCAGCCCTTTGGCCGCATCGCCTGGCCGTGCGCCGTGATGCGGTTGTGGCAGGGATGGCAGACGCCGCGGAGGTTCGACATGGTGTCGGCCCCGCCCCTGCGCCTGGACACGATATGGTCGGCGATGGTCGAGCGCGCGGTGCAGCCCGGCATCCGACAGATCGGGTCGCGCTTCAGCACCGCCGCCCGCAGCGCCTTCCATTCGGCTGTCTTGTAGTAGGGATCGCCGCTCACGCTGCCCTCCTGCCGATCACTGCCATGACGGCGCCGACGATCCGGCGCTGGTTCGGCCTAGTCACCCGCGCCTTGCCCGCGGCGATGCCGAGAATGCCGCTCGCGCCGAAGCCGGAAGCGACGCCGAGCGCCTCGATATCGATGCCAGCCCGCAGCAGATCGCTCAGCCAACGGGCGAACGTCGCGCCGTCCAGTGTCTCGGGCTTCGCGACGCTTGTTGCGAGCCGTTCGCAATCGGCCGCCGGAGGGTAACAATGTTGCTTGTCGTGTGGGTTGGCCGGCGGCGACGACAGAGGGGACCCAAATGGCGGGAGGGACGACGACGACGACGCGGTCAGCCGCTCGATGATCAGGTCGACGTGATCACCGACGCGGGCTGGCTCTGCTGCATCCGTGCGCGTCGCCGGCTCTGGCTGTCGGGGGCCGACGCCGTCGCCGCGCACTGCGGCCGGCTCAACACTCCCTGGTATATTAGAAGTGTCCCGCTGGTGGGACCGTGAGACGGGAGATTTCGGCCTCGACGGTCCCGCTGGTGGGACTGATTGCCCTTCGTTTCGAAGGTTTGGCGCCTCACGGTCCCGCTGGTGGGACTGAGCGTCCCGCTGGCGGGACTGTGTTCTGGATTTCTCCCCACCGTCACGGTCCCGCTGGCGGGACTGTGCCGACCAGCGCATGAAGTCCTTCGCCGCCACCTTCCCGCCCGCCGGCTCGGCCGTCAGTTCCCAGGTCCGCGCCTCCTTCGTCTTCAAGGTGAAGGTCGAGGCCCGCCGGACCTTCAGGAAGCCGCGCTCAACCAGCTCGTCGAAAGCCCTGGAAGCCTGGTTCTTGCTAAGGCCGATCCCCTCGGCGTCGCGCACGGCGTAGGCGATCTCGCCGTTGTTCTGGCCGTTGTGGCGCGACCACAGGTCGATCAGCAGCTTGACCGCATTCGGGGTCAGGGTCCGCCACGCCTCGGCCTTCAGCATCCAGATCGGCAGCCGGACGAACGGCTCGGCCTTGCTGCGGCCGGTCGCGTTGACGCCGCGGCCCTTCATGCCGCCCTCCGCTCGATCGCGGCGGCGAGCCGGCGCAGCTCGCGGACGGCGTCCTCCTTCTCGGCGAACAGGGCTTCGGGATCGCCACCGTAGAGCCGGCTGAGCCGGTCCACCTGGCGCGCGATCGAGCGCAGCCGATCGGGGACCGAGTCGCCGTTCCTCTGGCCGGCGGGCCGGGTCTGTGGTAACACGCTACTCGCACGCAGCAT